CCTTAAGTCGCCAACCCGCGTTCCGATCAATGCCGAAGTCGCGTAAAAGTATTTCTGCTGATCGCCAGAACGTAGGAGCCCTCTGTATAGAAGGGTCCTTTGTTAAGGCGCTGACCAGAGCAGCCCATATCCTATCTCGTGAGTTCAGTCTCACTAGGATGCCGGAATTTGGTATTTCCGGAGGCTGCCGTCAAGTCAGGCAGGTGTGGGAGAAGTGGGCGTTGGGTGAAACACCACGTGGACGGCGTCGATGGCGATACCGTATGGCTGTCAAAAGCTGTGCGCGTATTTTCGATAGCGTTTGTCCGCGGTGTGATCCCAGCGCCCGAGGAGAGGCACGCGATGCTTGGGCCGAGAGTATTGGCAAGTATGACCTCGAGGGTGAGCTCCGTTGCTCAGCTCACGTCGAGGAGCTCAAGGCCCATATTCGCGTGTTAGTGGGAGGATGGGGGAAGAGGTTATCTGGTTGCCGAACTGATACCAGAGAACCTTATCTATCCTCGGATGTCTATGTCCCCGACCAGCAGGGGTGTAGAGAAACCAAGAGAGGTGAGGGAGGTACCTTAGGTACTTGCAGCGATGCCTTTGACGGTGACTTCGGTCTCGTCAGGCGTGGCGTAGCCAAGACTAAGGGAAAGTACAGGGTGGTTACGATGCAGAGTGCGACGGTTAAGCGTCGCCTCCGCCCGATTCATAACGCTTTGTACGATCACCTCACTTCTTTCGATTGGTGTGTCCGAGGAGATGTTAGGAGCGAGGATTTTCTTGCTGTCTGCGACGCTGGCAAGGAAGATATAATTAGCGGTGATTACAAAGCCGCTACTGACAAGATATATCTTTCTGCTGTCAGTGCTATCGTAGAAGTCCTCGCGGAGGAGAGGGAGTTGAGTGACGAGGAAAGGGAATGCCTCGTCGGTAGTTTCGAGAATTTGCGGTGGCAATCGTGCACGGGTAAGGAGCACCCGATTCGCAGAGGGAGTATGATGGGAAATCTTGTAAGTTTCCCTCTTCTCTGCCTGTTGAACAAGGCATGCCATGATATTGCCGCCGCAAGGGTCTACGGGCCGTGGGAGAGAAGAGTGGGTAGGTTTAACGGTGACGACTGCCTTTTTCAGGGTAGTCATGCCATGTACACAGAGTGGAAGAAAGTTACCTCTGTGTACGGGTTCGTCGTCAATGAGGAGAAGACGATGGTATCACGTCATTGGGCTGACCTTAACAGTCAGACCTTTGACGTAAACCGTCGTCGACTCGTATCCAAACCTGTCCTGTCCTTCCTCCTTCCTTCTCGAGATGAGCCCGGCGAGATTCTCTCATCCGTCCTCCAGGGAATTAGTTCGTTTCGGCCGGCAGTCCAGCAATGGATTGTCAATGTGCTGATGCGTTACGAAATTTCCCTTAGAGGGTTCACTCTTTCTTCCCTTCCCTCCGCTTGGTGTAGGATCCTCGTAAAGAGGAAATGGTTTCGGAAGGTGGTCTGGGGAGGACCAGCGACTTCGGAATCGAGCTTTTATGCTGGAGGAAAGCCCCTCGAGGGGGGCCTTCCTTACGTTGACCGCTCTTTTCCAACAGTTGTTGGTCCTCCTCCTATTCCCTCTGTGTTGCGGTCTGTAGAGACCCTTTGTGCTAAGTTGACAAAAGCACACACAGAGGCATGGACCGGTGTACGCGTTAAGCCTGTCTCAAGAAAGCTCGACAGGTCGACTTTTCGCGCGCGGTATGATTCACCTTCTTCGCCGCTTCCTCTTTCAAGATTCGTGGGGGTGAGTGTGAGGTGGGGGTTTCTCTGGCCGAAGAGCCTATACCACATGGTTAGCGAGGATTATCCTCAAATTTTGCTGTCTGACCATGAGGCTCTCGTTCGGAAGAGTTACCCCCATTCTCCCTATCTTGTGCTTCGGCACTCGTATAGAGTCACACGCCCCCACGTTCTTCCTATTCCCCCTCCTCCTTTTTACCGAGCCCGCTCCCTTGGCTCGGACCTCCTACTCCCTATCCTGCTTCAACGCCTGCGCAAAGCTGGATAGTGGGCAAAATAACTAGGAGGGTTTATGAATCTGATGACGTCAACATCAGCAGAATTCTTCCGCTTCGATCGAGCAGTTGGCTAGCAGAACGGTGTGACTGTATGGTCCAGTCCGTC